CCTAAGGCAGCTAAAGATCCTAACAGCCCATTAAATCTCAGCAGAAAACGTTGGAAATGTTCAGGTACTAAATCTAAGAGGTAATATTATGGCTACAACTAAAACAAAAAAGGACGCTTGTTATAAGAAAGTAGCTAAGTCTATGCCTAAGAACTCTGCTTACCGATCAGGACACATGGCTAAGTGCCGTAAGGTAGGTGCCAAAAATTACGGTAAAAGTAAGAGGAAGTGATATGGCAGTACGTAAGACAGAAAAAGGTGCTAAACTTAAAAAATGGTTTAAAGAAGACTGGCGAGATGTTAAGACAGGTAAGCCTTGCGGCAGGTCTGGTAAGAATGACAAAAGAAAAAGCTACCCCGCTTGCAGACCTAAGGCGGTGGCTTCAAAAGCAACTAAATCAGATACAGCAAAGAAAACAAGTTCAAAGCCTATTAAATGGTCAGTAACTCCCTCCGGGAAGAAAAGGAAAAAGACATGAAAAAATCAGTAATTAAAAAATCTTTTAAACCTTGTGCTGGGTGTAAGTCAAAAGCAGCATGTACTAAGATGGGTAAGTGTTTAGCTAAATCTAAAAAATATTAGTGGGAAGCACAATGGATAACAAGACGAAAGAAGCTAGGGCGCAGTTGGAAGCTCTAAGAGAGTTAAAGAGAAGAAAAAATCTTGAAGATTACTCTGATAACTTTGAAAGGTTTTCCGGAGAACAAATTAGAATTATTACAAAAGATGCCACAAAAGGTTTTGTTCCTTTTAAATTTAATGAAGCTCAGACTATCATTAATGAAGCATTAGAAAATCAAAGAAAAGAAACAGGCAAAGTTAGAGCCATTATTCTTAAGGCTCGTCAACAAGGGATTTCTACTTTTTGTGCTGGGAGAGTGTTCTGGAAAACTTATTTCCAACAACACACCAGATCTGTAGTTATGGCACATGATAGTGCAACCTCGGATTCTCTATTCACAATGAGTAAAAATCTAATTAAGAATATGGAAAAAGGTTTGCAACCCAAGTTAGAAAAAACTAACGCAAAAGAAATTGCAATTCAAACACCTGCTTACACTGATTTAGAAGCAGTAGGGTCTTACAGACTTTATACTGCAGGGTCTCCTGAAGCAGGAAGAGGAACTACTCCCACAATATTACATGCATCAGAGGTTGCCTTCTGGCAGCATGACGCCAAGATCCTTGCAGGTCTGTTCCAAGGTATTTCTCAGGCTGATGGAACGGAAGTAATTATCGAGTCCACAGCTAATGGTGCTTCCGGAGAATTTTATCGGCTGTATCAGGCAGCGGCGGCAGGGGAGTCTGACTATATTGCTATATTTATTCCATGGTTTAAAACGGAAGAATATAAAAGAGAAGTACCGGCTGAGTTTGAATTATCTTTTGAAGAAAAAGATTACAAAGAAAAGTATAATCTAACAGACGAACAAATATACTGGAGACGACTTAAAATTGTTGAAGGCGGAGTAGACAAGTTTAGACAAGAGTATCCTGCCAATGCAGAAGAAGCCTTCCTTGTCTCAGGTTCTTCTGTGTTTGATCCAGAAAAGATTAATTCTTTTTTACCAGTACAACCTATGGCCCTTCGCATTTACAACCAAGAACTAGGTTCTTTTGACGACAGCGCACGGGGTAACCTTGAAATCTGGATACCTCCAGATTGGAAAGATAATTATATTATAGGTGCAGATGTAGCGCTGGGAGTTAAACAAGACTACAGTACAGCAGTAGTCTTGAATACCCAAGGACACATTTGTGCTATGTACCGGGATAACACAGTAGACCCTACTCTTTATGGTGAACACTTGTTTTATCTAGGTAGGTATTACAATAACTCTTTGTTGGCAGTAGAATCCAACAGTATGGGGGTTGCTACTCTGCAAAGACTTAAACAAATGAACTATGTTAACATGTACTATGAAACCAAAGCCGCCAGGTTAAGTTCTGAAGAAGGTCAAACACCGGGATTTAGAATGACACATGGTAGTAAGCCTCGGGTTATTGGACAGTTAAAGAATGCGGTTGAGGAAGAAGATATTTGGATACCCTCTAAGACTATATTGTCAGAGATGAAAACTTATATCTCAACATCTTCGGGTAAAACAGAAGCGATACAAGGACGTAATGACGACACTGTTATGGCCTTAGCAATTGCTTGGGAAGCCTATCGTACAAACATTGATAAGTTGTCCAACAATAAAGTTGATTGGAGACAAAAAAACTTTGTTAATCGCAATAATGAGGAATGGATTTAATGCCTAAAACAAGTAAACAAATAGAAGAGGTAAGGCAAAGGATGATGAAAGATCCTCGTCAGGCCAACTTTGCTAAACATATGATTAATCCAGATACTCCCGAAGGTCAAGAAAAAATTAAAAACTTTCAGGCTGCAGGAGTTAAGGCTTCAGCAGAAGCACGAAGGTTAAGAAAAGAAAGAGATATTAGAATTAAAGAAAAGGCTGCAGAGATGGCTGAAACTTTGGAGGCAATTAAAACTGTTGCTCAAGACCCCTTGGATGTAATGAAGTTGCTTATGCATGAAGCAATGGAAGACGGGGATCGAGAGGAAGCTTTTAAAATTGCTAAAGAACTTGGGGAATATAAGGCTCCCAAGAAAACAAGGGTTGAATCTATTACAACAGAAAAATCTAGTTCAGATCTCAGTGTAGAGGAACTAGAAGAGCTGGCTCAACTTAAAAAAGATTTGGGAGGATAACTATGTCTATATACAGACCATCTAAAGGTGTTAAACAAAAGAATGGCAAGACATGGGATCCTACTCTTAAGTCTAAAAATTCAGCTACCACAGCAAGAGCCAATGAGGCCCCTGTAAAAGAACCTGAACTTGTTCGTGCTCACCGCGAGGAATGGCGGAAAGAGGGAAAAGACGGACTACACAGCTGAACCCCATGCTGTTCTTAAGGTTCCGGGGTGCCTTTGGTTCACAAACCCCGAGCAATATTTTATACCTATGTGGGTGATAGATAGATAGGAGGCCTATATGGGCGATTATATGACAGGTTACCTTGAAAAAGTAACTGACGAACAGCTAGTAAACTTAGTTTCCACAGGAGTAAACAACTCTGTCGGTGATTTTTTAAATTCATCAGAGCTAGCTAACGATAGATTACAGTCTACTTACGAATATGCAGGTCTTCCTGCAGGACATCTTACTCCCAATGGTGTGTCTAAAATTGTTTCCTCTGACACTACAGAAACAATTGAGGCTTACCTAGCAATTATTTCTGAGCTGATGTTTAATAACAATAAGCTTGCCAGGTTTAAGGCGTGGTCAACTTCTCCTGCGGCAATCGCTGCGGCAAATGATGCCTCTGACCTAGTTAACTACACTTTATTTAAAAAGAACAATGGTTGGGAGCTTATGAATACTTGGGTAAAGTCAGCTTTACTCTGGAAAAACTCTGTTATCCGTTGGGACTTTGTGGAAGACAAGTCTACTAATTTTGAGGAGTATGAGTCTTTAACAGAAGAGGCACTCGATCTTAAACTAGCAGACAAGGACGTAGAAGTAGTAGGTGAGTTAAATTTTAATCCTACCACCAATAACTACGAAGATGTAAGACTCAAAAGAACCTATGATATGTCCCGAGTTAAGGTAGAAAATGTACCCCCAGAAAACTTTCTGATCTCAAGAGACGCAAGCAGTATTGAAACAGCAAACTTCGTAGGTATTCAAGTAGAAATGTCTCGTTCAGATATTCGTAAGATGTACCCTGATATTGCAGAAAGTCTTGAGGATTGGTCTGCATTGCCTACAACCTCTGAAGATCATACTGTTTACTCTCATGATGTTGCAGTACGTAAACGAGTCACAGGACAATCTTACTGGCAGGGAATGAATGATTCTGATGATGCACTTGAGGCTAACCGTAATGTGGCGGTAACAGAGTGTTGGATGGAAGTGGACCGAGATGGTGATGGTATTGCCGAGCTTAAACACTTTATTGTAGCAGGAGATGTTATTCTGCATGAGGAAGACTGTAGCTATGTGCCTCTTGCATCACTTAGCCCTTTTGAAATTCCTTACGAGTTTTTTGGTTTGTCTGTAGCAGACATGACTAGATCTACTACACTCACCTCCACCGCTATCCTGCGAGGTTTTGTAGAGAATACTTATCTTACTAATTATTCTCCGAAGCTAGCAGACCCCAATGTGGTAGACTTTTCTGCATTACAAAATTTGAAGCCTAAACAGATTATTCCTACAAACGGTAATCCTCAGGGTGCAGTCTCGGACCTTCCTCCCAGCCCAATAAGTTCGGGAACAGTACCTTTACTGCAACACTTGCAGGTCCATAAGGAACAAGCAACAGGAATGTCTAAGGCGGCTCAAGGGCTTAACGATGAGCTTTATGTCTCAGGCAACAGCGAAATGAAGCTAAGCCAAGTAATGAATGCTAGCCAAAAACGCATTCAACACATAGCTCGTAAGTTTGCGGAAGGCGGATTTAAACGTTTGTGTGAAGGTGTATTTAAAACTATCCGGGATAATATGGATGACATTACTATACTTTCAGATCGCAGAGGAGAAATCCTTAATGTAGATTTAAAGAATTTACCGGAGTGTATTGAGCTGGAGGTAGATGTTAATCTGGGTGAGAACTCTAACTCTAATAAACGTGACAAGTTAATGCTAGTGGCATCTCAGCTTGTGCCTATGCTTAAAGAAGCAGGGGCAGGAAGCATGGTTAAGCCTGACGCAATTGCTACCATAGCTTATGATTTGCTTAACACACTTGATCTTAAACCAGAAAGCTATCTTCGAGATCACACTACAGAAGAATTTCTTAAAGAAGCAGAACAAATTCAAAAGGCTTCTAAAGAGAACGAAGATAAAATTAAAGGGATTAATAATCGTGTTGAAGAATCTAAAGCTAAACAAGCAGAGGCTAATTCTGTTTATACTAAAGTACAAGCAGACAATGCACTCCAAGATAACATTAGGCAGACAGCTATTGCCCTTGATCGTCACGGTCAAGAATGGGCTCGGCTTAAAACTGCGGCAATTAAAG